GCATATGCATCATTACCGAATCAGATTGGTTTAGAGATTTAGTCCAAAACGAAGTTACAGCCTACTTAAACGAAAAAATGAAGAGTAAAACATGAAAACCAAAACCGTAACACTTGGCGAATTTTACGGAGCCGATACTGAAATGCTTAGCGAAATTGTCCACGACTGGCTCCAAGACTTAGATATCAACCCCGCATCTTTTGCATTTAGCATCGAAGTTGAATACACAGAAAACGGAGACGAAGCATGAGCACTTATATAATCACAACCCGTGAAACCTCCATTACCACTTACGAGATAGAAGCTGACAGCGTAGAGCAAGCACGAGAATACCTTGGAGAAGGCGACTGCAAAAGCTCATATAACGACATCACTGATTATAAAATCATAAAGGAGCGCGAAGCATGAAAGTACTCATAGGCTGTGAAACATCAGGCGTGGTACGTGAAGCGTTCCTGAACATGGGCCACGATGCGTGGTCCTGCGACATCTTACCCAGTGACATGCCCACTAACCGCCATATTATTGGCGACGTGCTAGAAGTCATTGCAAGCGATGACTGGGACTTGTTAATGGTCGCGCATCCACCCTGTACACGACTGTGTAATTCTGGCGTACGCTGGCTGCATAAAGCCCCACCAGGCAAAACACTCGAACAGATGTGGTCTGAACTCGACGCGGGAACTGATTTGTTTAGCAAATTATTAAACGCTGACGTGCCGCATATCGCTATCGAGAACCCTGTGATGCACAAGCACGCCAAAGCACGTATCACGGGCTATCAAGAATTTGCACAGAGCGTGCAACCGTGGCAATTCGGTGTTGATGAAATGGGGGCGGACAACGTCAAGAAACGTACCTGTTTATGGCTCAAGAATCTGCCCAAATTAGTCCCTACCGGCACGCTAGATGGACAGTCCGCGAGAAGCGACGTGCATCACGCACCACCTGGGCCAGATCGCTGGAAGTTTCGCTCGAAATTCTACAACGGTATCGCTGACGCGATGGCCGAACAATGGACCGTGCATATAGAACAGCTGGAGCAAGCAGCATGAACTTAGAATCTGACATAGAAGAACTATTATATAATTACGGCTTTTTGACACAACGAGCGCATAACGCTCTAAGAAAGTATGAAGGGATAAAACAAATAAAAGACTTAATAAATGAAGATGGCACTTTTAATCACAACCCTTACTCTATTCCAAATATTGGTAAAAAAAGCGTCCCAGAATTGCGCCAGATGCGAGTTTGGTTTCTTGAAAACTACATTAGACCGCACCAAGAAAATCAAAGCATGATCAAATACGAAGTTACCTTTCGCGCAGCCGTCAAAATAACTATACAGGCTAAAGACAGCGATAGCGCCGTCGACGCTGCGTGGGAAGAATTTCAGCGGGTAAACGAGCTAAACGACCGCTTCGACCATCACACCTTAATCGTAAAGCCAATCCCAACTACTAAAAATAACATTTACTGCATGCATGAAGGCGAAGAGTCGTGGGAAGAGTACGACGCTCGCGGTATCTACTTAACCAGGGTCTGTGACGACTGTGTAGAGGCCAAGATGGCTCAGTATCGCAAAGATGTCATATTTGACCCCGCATACGAATGCGATGAACAAATCGAAGAGGATTGAGCGTGAGCGACGAACCACGGTACATCACCGGACACTATAAGTACTACATCAAGATCGACCTTCTACATGAAGGGATCGACCCAGAAACTGTAGAAAAATATCATATCAAATGGCACACCCTACATGTCAAACACATCGACGGATCTGTAACCAAGCACAAGCTCCCTGATCTTACTTGGGAACACGAAGACATGGACACAAACTGCCCAAGCGGCCTCGAAGTTGTGAATGAAGAGTACGAAGATGCTGAATTCCCAAATCTAATACCCCACTCAAAATGGAGCAAGAATGAGCATGACTATTACTAAAGCACAACGCAAAGCGCTACACCGTAAGTGGCTGCAAAACGACCAAAATATGCCATACCGAGCGTTTAGAGCCTCTGCTGAAAAAGGCATTGGTATGGACTGCGTATTAATTCGTTGGAGCGGTATGTGGCTAGGCATCGAACCTGATGGATACACACACTCATGAGCAGAAGGCAAAAAAATACCATGAACAAAATGACATTCGAGCAAAAAGTTGAGTGGGCAATCGAGTTTTTTGGCGACGAGAATGACGGGTTCGATCCTGAGCAAAACCACCTGTCTCGAAACCATTTCGCCTGCTGCCAATCGTGCGGCTGGGCCGCGATTGATGAAATTGAGCTTGAAGAAGACGAGTACATGGACAATGTCGTCTTCTACCATGACCAAGACACCGAAAATCTACGAGAAGATGGCTGGTTTTACATCTCATGGAGAGGAGATGGAGACAAAATCAAATCCTTCTTTGAAAACTGTTGGCTTAATGTCGAATGGAACGGCGACGACACACAGCGAATGAAGATAACAAATAAGATAGCCCAATCATGAGCAGGATTTAGACGATAACGGTAGCACTGTCCTAGAGCCTATAAGTCATGGAGGTATTGCTGCCTAAATAGCAGACACAACTAATAAGTTGGCCGGATATTTCTAATGTGTTCCAGGCAGGCCTAATAAAAAATGCCCTAAAACTGACATCGATTGGGTGCGAAGCCCAAACTTCCCATCAACCCACCACAGGAATATACCGTGAGTAAACGAACCGTTTTAAAACCTGTAAGTTTTTTCAATACCCCAGAAGATCTAGATGCGCTTCAAGCGTATATCAATCAATTCAATGGGCACGAAAAGATCATCGCAGCCGCCTGTGCTTGGATGGCTTGGAACTTAGCAGCAAAATTAACAAGTCCGCATGAAAGCGCAACAGCTGAGAAGAACCACGACGTAACTCACTGACTTACGCAAATTCATAGATAGTACTTGTGCTAATATATTAGCCCCAGTACTATTGATGCTTTACTAGGAGGTAATCAGTATGGCAGAGAACGAATCTATCGCGCGAACCCCGTTAAATAGAACCAGAACCGAATATATCGATCCCTATGGCATGAAAAAACCCGATGCCGTAGACCACCCCCCTCATTACAACAACGGCGCTATCGAATGTATCAATTACCTCGAAGACAATCTTGGTCGCGAAGGCTTCGAATACTATCTCGAAGGAAACATTAAAAAGTACATGCATCGCTTCCGCATAAAAAATAAAGGAGCGCCGGTAGAAGATCTCAGAAAAGCCAAATGGTACTTAGAGCGCTTGATACAGACTCTAGTCAAGTAGAGGAGACGCCAGCATGAGCTCTAACAACGAACAAAGTACAAAGATTCTAGATTACCTAAAAGAAGGTAACTCTCTTACAAGTCTAGATGCGCTCGCACTGTTCGGTAGCTTCAGGCTTGCAGCGCGAATACACGACCTCCGTAAAGCAGGACACGAAATCAAAACGCTTAGCGTACCTGCAAACGGCAGAATGCTCGCAAAATACACACTAAAATAAATCATAAAATCCCAGGAAGGGCTTATATATGGAATTTTTAAACTCTCCAGAACTCAAAGACTGCTTAAAGTATGAAACCCTTGCGCGTGACTATATAGAGCAGTCTCGTGAACTAAACCGCGACAACCTACACCCTGAATTCCACACGTTCGTAACAACCTGGGTTCGCTCGAACGCACCAGAAATTTACACCGACCTTAAAACTAAATTCAGCAGTGCTGAAGGCGAGATTTTTGCCCGTATGCAACAGTCACCAACAGGGAGCCCATTCTAATGGCTGTCGGAAGGGTCGACCTAAAAAAGCGTATAAGACAAGAATTGGCAGACGATGTATCGAGGTTCTTAAAAAGCGGAGGGAGCATTGTTTCTCTTCCGTACGCCCCAGATGCTGCCCAGGCTCAGATAGACGCAGCGGTGACAAATAAATGAGCTTAGTTACGCTAGACTTCGAGACGTATTTCGATACAAAGGTAAGCCTGACCAAGCTCAGCACGATGGAGTATGTCAAACACCCACGGTTCAAGGTACATGGTGTTGGCATCAAAATCGATAACGACGAAACACAATGGTACGGCGCTGACGAAACACAGGCTGCGCTAGAAGAAATCGATTGGAGCAACTCAACACTCTTAGCACACAATACTTCATTCGACGGGTACATACTCACTCGCTACTATAATCTCATACCTCGGTACTACACTGATACCGCAGCAATATCTCGAGCGTTACACCCTGGTCAATCTGCCAGCTTGAAAGATTGC